CATTTCAAATTTTGAAGACCAAAAAACACTTGCTATCGAATCTCTCACCACATACCATAATGACATCGGCACATTGACCAATAAACTTATTGCCGAGGATAAAGTTCAAACAAAAAATTCTGAGTTTGGAAATCTCCAAAATCAAATTGAAATCAAACTAAAGCAAGAACAAAAAGAAGTCAAGTTCTATGAAAAGAATTCGACTTGTTCAACTTGTAAACAGAACATAGATGATGAGTTCAAAGAAGAAAAAATTACCAGTTTGTCTACCAGCATTACAGAAAAAGAAAATGGATTGGGAAAAATATCAACTGAAATTGAACAACTAAGAATACAACTTGATGAATTTCGTAACATTGCTAGACAGATTTCAGAAAAAAACAATCAATTGTCAGCTGCCAAATCTCAAATTCAATCGTTAGAAAATAATATTGATAGAACAAAAAGTGACATCAATGAATTAAAAGATAAGAAAAAACTTGACAATTCCGAGTTAAATGTGTTACAATTATTAGAGAGTGAATTTGAAGAGTTACAAAAAGATTATGAAGAACAGTGTGATACTAAACAACTCTATAATTACGCTAATGAGTTGTTGAGAGATTCGGGTATCAAGACAAAAATTATTCGACAATATGTTCCTATAATTAACAAGTATGTGAATAAATATTTGAATGAACTCGAATTCCTAATTAACTTTTCGATTGATGAAAATTTTAACGAAACAATACAATCTCAGTATCGTGATGAATTTTCCTATTCTTCTTTCTCTGAAGGTGAGAAAATGAGAATTGATTTAGCGTTACTGTTCACATGGAGAATGGTTGCTAAACTCAAAAATAGTGTAAACACAAATTTGTTGATTTTAGATGAAGTATTCGATTCATCATTGGATGCTGATGGTACGGAAGCTTTTCTGAAGATACTCAATACACTTGATGACAAAACAAATGTGTTCGTGATTTCTCATAAGGGTGAAATTTTATATGACAAGTTTCGTTCAACGATAAAGTTTCTAAAAGAAAAACAATTTAGTAAAATAGAGGTAGCGTGAGTGATTTAGTATGCGAATTAGTGAAAGAGGATGACCCTTTTTTGAGAGAGATACCAGAGGTATTTGATTTCGATAACCCTCAAGTTGACTCTGAGAAATTGTCTAAACAGATTTTTGCAAACATGATACACCATAAAGGGGTTGGACTGTCAGCAAATCAAATAGGAATACCTCTTAAAGTTTTTGGTTTTATGATGGAAAATAAAATGATTATAGCTTTCAATCCTCAAATTTTGGAAATGAGTGAAGAAACTTCTTATGTCAAAGAGGGGTGTTTGTCTTTTCCCGGCCTTTATTTTCCTGTTGTTAGAGCAGAATCTATTGCTATTCAATATCAAATTTTCGATGGTGAACACGAAGCAGGAAGTTTGACCAGTTTTCCATCTATGATTTATCAACATGAAACTGAACACATGAATGGAGAACTTTTTACTAAAAATGCAACGAAATATAAGTTGAGGCAAGCTACAAAGAAACGTGTTAAGTATCTAAATAAAATAAATAAAGAAAAGGAAAAAAATGCCTAAAAATAAAAAAAATATGAGTAAAGAAGAATTGGAAGAAAAAGAAGCAGTTATAGATTTTGTATCCTCAATAGTTCAATCTGAATTGGATGAAATTGAATCGAAAAAAGAAGAATCTAAAATTGAAGAGACAGTTGAAAAAACTGATATTAGAGAAATTGCTAAAAAAGCAGTTGAAGCAAAGGGTGTTGTAGCTACTGAACAACACATAAATGATTATATCGTAAGATTTAATCTCGCTTAATTATTAAATTATAAAGGAATAGAATGGCAGAAGTTAAAGGTATAAAAGAAACTAAAGACGTTATGGAGTTCATTTTTTCATTCGTAGATGCAATTGGAAAAGCAAAAGCAGATGATAAGTTTTCGTGGACAGATGCAAGGTATTTCATTGACCCTGTGAAGAAACTTTTTGAAGCAGTTGACAATATTGAAGATGTTATTCCCGAAATTACAGACATTGATGACGAAGAATATGATGAATTGGTCGCATACGTCAGAGAAAAATGGGATTATGACGAAGAAAATTTGGAATGGGTTGTTGACACTGCCATTGAAGCTGGAAGAAGTATCCTTACACTTGTTACTATGTCAGATAAGAAAGCATAGTGAATAAGACAATCAACAGATTTTGGCGTGATTGGGCGGCCATCGTTTATCTTTTCATTTGCTTATGTGATTTTTTCATAGGTCCGGTTGTCTGGAATATTCAGATGGATAGTTATTGTAATATGATGGTCGCTAAAGGGTTAATCTGTGACGCATCACGTTGGATTCCACTTACATTAGAAGGTGGAGGAATATTTCACATATCATTTGGAGCGATTTTAAGTGCTACAGCTTGGAAAAAGGGCGAGGAATTATCTGGTCATCATAGTAGGAACGATACTAGTTCTTAGTGGATGTGCGAAGAGTGCCGAAGAGGCGGGTGCGACAAGTGGTGATAAATCAACTCTACCAGTTACAATAGAATCACTCATTGAACACGCAGAGTATTCAGCTGCAATTTATGAGAATGGTTCAACTGATGAGATTGTATTTGAAGTAAAACAGAATAATGGTATTACAATTATCACTGTTAGAGGTACTGCAAACGAAAATAATGTTCTCGCAGATTTGGATGCAAGATTGGTAAAAGATGACGTATTGGGAATTTATCTTCATAAAGGATTTAAAGATGCATCAACTTATGTTATGCAATCCATAGACAATACTTTTGTAAACAATGCAAAACTCTACACACTAGAACATACCGTTTATATCACAGGCCACAGTTTAGGCGGCGCGATAGCACAAATAGTAGGAATGTGGTTACACAAAAGGGGTCACAATGTTCAAGTTTTCTCTTACGGATCACCAAAGGTTAGTTCTGAAGTTCTTGATAGCCAACCCACTCATTTTCGCGTATCTAATCCTGTCGATCCTATTCCTATGTCTCCTATGTGGCCTTTTCGCCATACAGGAATTTTCATAGACCCTAGAAATGGAAATTGGGGCCCAGACAATGACAATGGATTAATTTCACAAACGGATGGGTTGACCCATTCAATTTCTAAATATGTAACAATGTTGAAGGAACAATTATAAAATGGCAAATGATGTAAAAGTATTGAAACTAACTACTGGTGAAGAACTAATATCTAGAATGGAAGAAAGTGAAGATGGATTTTTGATTCTAGAAAAACCAATGTCTATCCAAACCGTAGCACCAAATGCTGCTGGTCAAATGGGAATCGGTTTAGTGCCTTGGAGCGTAGCTGGAAAAACAGATAAAATTACACTAGACAACAAACACGTTATGGTAATTTTAGAACCAAAAAGAGAAATGGAAACAAATTATCTTTCATCAATAACTGGTTTATCATTATGAAGTATCAAGTTATGATTGGTGACAAACCTTATTTTAGAACTAACGATAAACAACAGGCTTTAGCAGCAGTTGCTAAAGTTCTTAATAATGGTCATGAAGATGTTTATCTTCATGGTGGTAGAATAGGAAAATGGTGGAGTAAATAATAATGCCAATATATGAATATCGATGTAACGTATGTGATGAAATAACCGAAGAGTTTGACAAAATCACCTCAACAACCAAAACAATAGAATGTTCTCTTTGTGGGGAATCATCTACAAGAATAATGAGTTTGGGAAGTTTTCATCTCAAAGGGGGTGGTTGGTACAAAGATGGATACGGTGATAAAAGATCAGTATCCAAAGAGGAAAAGATTGAAAGATCCACTGTCAAAACTGAAACCACCAATACTAAAACAGGTAAAAAAACAATTGTCTCCGAAAAACCTCTCGACAAAAAAGCACCCGAAGCCAGATCTATTGCCGATAGTTAATTTCTACACACAACACGAGCAAGTTTTAATTATTGGTGACTCAAAGGGAAAACGTGGAGAGAATTAACGATCAAAAAAGACTTGACATTTTCTAGCCATATTGGTATACTAATACTATAATTAGATAATTCTCTTGTGAAATATTATGAAATTAGAAAAAAACGATGCTATTTGGGCAGCAGACAAACTGATAACATACTTCAATAATTTTGAGCGAATCGATGATTATTTTCGCACAAGAAAACTTGAAAGAGTAAAAAAATTACCAGCAAGTTTGCCTGGCATGGGTGTGGAAAATGATATGTTCCAATCCTTTGACATGAATCCCGAAGAAATGAATTTTGATGTTGTTATGAAAAACGATTCAAAGTTTGATTATGATGTCATGTTAGAAAAGACAGCATCCTTTTGTCCCGATGAAAACCCAGGCAAGACAGTCAAGTTGCTTATAATCGAAACCAATACAAATACCGTAGTTGGTTTTATTCGCTTGGGT